ACTGCAGTCAACGAAGCCCTAGCGCAACCAGAGCGACTATTAGCAGTACCTGCGGGATATGTGCTTGTCCCGATTGAGCCGACGATTGAAATGATGTTCCAAATGCCTGCAAGTCGTGACATAACGGAATGGAAAGAATATTACGCAGCCATGCTGGAAGTAGCGCCCAAGGTGCAACCAGAGCAGGAGCCTTTGGGTTATCTATGTGACTGGGGTAATAATTACTTGGGCCTTACCCGCCAAGTGATTTACTACGGTGAACCCGGCTCTGCAATAGGGAATGATTGGTACGGGTTTCCAAAAGTTTATGAGAATCTTCCAATCTACACATCACCATCTAAGCGCGAGTGGGTGGGGCTGACGGATAAACAGTACATCGAAATAGTAGATGAGAATTTCCATGCTGGCCTCGGGTTAGTTAAATTTTCCAAAGCCGTTGCTGACAAACTCAAGGAGTTGAATCATGACTAAAGACGAATTAGGACAGTCGCTATTAAACTACATGATATCGTTTGACCAAGCACTTGAAACGAATGGTTTTGCCTACAGCCAGCAGCAGATTGATGCAGATAGGAAAGCAATGGAAGACCTAGCGCAAGGTAAGCAAGACCCTGAAGCTTGGGTAGGTAACATGATTGAGGCGAAAAATGTCAAGGCTCTGTTCTGGACAAGCGATGAAGCATACGACTACTGCGAAAATTGCTACCCCCTATACGCTGCCTTACCAAAGCGCGAGTGGGTGGGGCTGACGGATGATGAAATATTTAAGACACATAAACAAGTTGATTCAATGCAATATTTGACATTTGGCAAAGCCATCGAAGCCAAACTGAGGAAGCTCAATCATGACTAAAGACTTTAAAGAATGGCGTGACCAGTACACCTTAAGCACGATCCAAGCAGACCATGAAACGATTGTCCATGCTGCATTTGACGCAGGCTACAAAGCTGCAAGCGTTGGATTATCGCTACCTTATCTAGCTGAACGGCACTTCTGCCACCGTTGCGGCAAGAGGTTGATGAGTGCGCTTGGCCCGGTAAGTCTCCACACTTGCTGCCCACCAAACGGACGAACCTTTGATGACTACGGAAACAAAATA